GAAAAGCTGGAGTTTTCCCGGATTGTGGGTTATTCCCATGGAGCAGCCCTGGCCCTGTTTGCCCATGAGGATTTTTTATTCCGGAATGAATTTCAGCCAGTGACCTATGTTTTCGGCTGTCCCAGGGTGTTTTTTCTGCCGGATGCAAAGACCAAGACCCGGTTCAGCTCTGTTATCAATATTCAATCAAAGGGTGACCTGGTGACCATGGTTCCACCTGGATACAGCCATGTCGGCAACATCATAAAACTTGATGGAAAAGTCAAACAGAATGGGGAGTCTCTGGCCGGATTTTTGACCAGGCATACACCTAATGTATACAGGCAGCGGCTGGTCGATGCCAAAATTTAATCCGATTAATAGTTTTTTTTGTTGACAGGGGGGATAATCAGCCTATGAAACAAATTCTTATTGATGATGTGATCTATCCGTATTACGGAATCAATGCCGATTCCATACGGCGGGAGCTTGAAGATGTTCCGGCCGGCGAGGGCGTTGAGATTGTTATCCACTCTCCAGGCGGTTCTGTCTCTGAGGGTGTCGCAATTTTCAATCTTATAAGAGACTTTGCCAGGGAGAATGAGGTTACTGTCTATATCTTTGGCATGGCTGCGTCTATGGCCTCCTATGTGGCCCTGGCGGCCAAAATTGGCAATCCGTCTAACAGGATTATTGTGGAGGACAATTCAATCTACATGATTCACAATGCGTGGACCTATGTGGAGGGTGACTACAGGGAGATGTCAAAGCAAGGCCAGTGGCTTGAGCGGATTTCAGCTCTTCTTGCTCAGGCTTATGCTGCTGTTTCCGGAAAGAGCGTGGAGAAGATCCGGGCTTTGATGGACGAGGAGACTTATTTCCTGGGGCAGGAGATTGTGGATTTCGGATTTGCTGACGAGATCAGGAAGGCAACATCGGATGCCGCAGAACTGGATAAGAATGCTCTTATTGCCAAGGCAAGGCTGGCATTTGAGGCTGCTATGGCAAAGGCAAAGCCGGATGTGGAGATCAAGAACATTGCTGCCGTTCTTGCCCAGATCAAGGATGATAAAAATTTAGCCATGCCGGAGACCGGCTTGGTAGAAAATAGGGAGGAAAAAATGTCTTTGGAAGAAATCAAGGCAAAATATCCTGCAGAATATGCTCAGATTTTTGCCGCTGGTGAGGAATCCGGCGTGGCTAAGGAGCGCAAGAGAGTATGCGCACACCTTAAGGCCGGTGAGGCTTCATCTGCCATGGAGATTGCCGCTAAGAACATTAGAGATGGCAAGACTTTCGGAGATGAAGAGGTCCAGGCTGAGTATTTCGAGGCCGGAATGAAACACAAATTAGCAACTGCAAGAGCAAATGACACAGTGCAGCCTATTACTACACCTGAGCCACAGGGAAGTGACGATGCTGTTATGTCTGCTTTCTGCAAGACCCTGGGTATTAAGGAGTGATTGCTATGGGTATGACTATTCAGAATTTCGATCTGGGCGGTATCTGCCTGGGAAACAACGAGTTTGAGACTGGTGTTATTACTCTTGGATCAGGCGACAGCTGCAAGGCTGGCCAGTTCCTGCTTAGAGACACCGGCAAGTTTGAGGTTCTTACAGATTCAGACACAGAGGTTCCTGTTGCTATCTGTATGGAAGATATTACTAACAGCGGGAATGCTTCTGCAGATTTCCCGACAAGAGTTCTTATCGCTGGAAAGGTTAATGCCGGCAAGCTGCTTGTTAATGCTGCTGCTCCTACAGCTGCTGAGCTGGACTTGATCCGGGGCGTTGGAATTATTCCTATTCCTGTTAAAGAGCTTGGAATGCAGGATAACCAGTAAGGGGAGGAAAAAAATGCCTGTTTTTATTGAAAAAGTGTTAAAGCTGTTTCAGTCAGCTCCAAAAATTGAGAAGATGGGTTTCCTTGCTTCCTTCTTTAAGACAGAGGAAGAGGATTTCACAGATGCCGAGATGGTCGATATTGACATCGTGCGCACAGACGAGGATGTAGCTCCTGTTCTTAAGGATTATAAGACCGGCGCAATCGCTGTTGCTGATGATATTTTCACCGGCAAGCAGATTAAGCCTCCTATCTATAGTCTGGAAAGACCTGTAAATATCTGGGATCTTATGAAGAGACAGCCTGGTGAGAATGCTCTGGCTGCAGAGATTGGCAGCTGGTTCGGTAGACTTGTTGCTATTCTTAAAAAGGCTTTCCTTAAGCAGTATGATATGATCAAGAGAGCTATTGAGCTCCAGGCAGCTCAGATTCTGCAGACTGGCCAGCTTAGTTTGCTTGATGACAAAGGTAATACTGCTTACATTCTTGATTTCCAGCCAAAAGCTACCCATTTCCCGACAGTTTTAAACGGCTGGGGCGGTGGTAGTGATGACCCGCTGGGAGATATTGAGAGTCTGGCAGACAAGATCAGAGATGACGGTCTTGTAGATGTTACTACAGCTATTTTCGGTGCAGACGCATGGAACAATTTTATAAAGAATACAGATGTTCAGGCAGCACTGAAAAAAGACGGTCTGGGACTTGGTGCTCTTAATCCACGTCTGGTAGACAAGGGCGGAAAGTATATGGGATATGTTGAGGTAGGTACCTACAGAATTGACTGTTTCGTATACAATGGCCGCTTCAAGAATTTCCATGATGCCTCTAACAAATACCCATTTGTTGACAAGGATAATGTTATCCTGCTTGCTGACATCGAGGATCTTGATTTCAGACTGGTTTATGGTGGTGTTCCTACAATCGGAATGGATTCTCCTTTCAAGGAGATTGTGCCTGACGTTGTAAGAATTGACGGTACTATCGAGTTCCATAACCGTGTCTACAGGGACCAGAAGGGTGATGTTTACGTTGGAGAGACCAAGGTTAGACCTATCTGTATTCCTGTTTCCATTGACCGGTTCGGTTGTATCGATACACAGCCATAACGGAGTGATCTATGGCTGGAAAATATGAGGTTGCCAAGGGTGCAAGCTTCCTGAGTTCGGGTATTTTCTACAAGCCAGGCGATGAAATATCGCCTGGTGTTTTCGGTGACGAGGCTGTTTTCAAAAAGCTTGTTGCTGCCGGAAAGATTAAGTCTGTAGGAGAGCCTGAACCTGAGAAAAAACCAGAGCCAAAAGCTAAGCCGGCTGCTAAAAAAGCTCCGGCAAAAGCTCCGGCAAAGGCACCTGAAAAGGCAAAACCTGCAGCTAAGAAGGCACCGGCAAAGGGCAAAAAGAAATGAATTTGAATATGCTGGCAGAATCTGACCTTGCCATGACCATAGAGGATGATGTTGTGGGCGGGGCAACTCCCCTGACATTGACCCATGGGAATGACTCCTATTCCCTCAAGGGGATTATGGGGGACATCGGGTACCTGCTGGACACAGAGGGAAATGCTGTGGCCGGCCGTTCTGTTGTGTTTGCATACAGGATGAAGAGCCTGAGAGATGGCAATGATGAGATGATTTTGCCGCAGAAGGGCTGGGCGGCCTCTTATGTGGATCTGCATGGGTGTACCTGGAGCCTGTTTGTCTCCAGGGTTGAGCCTGACAGATCTCTGGGAGTCTGCCGGCTTGTTCTTTGTATGGGGGATGCAGCATGAGCCAGAATCCGATTATTACTGATCTGATTAGTTCACCTGATACCGTTGAGCTTATCCGGGATCAGATAGCTGCTATCCTTCATCTGGAGCTGTCAAATCAGAAAAACCTGGCAGATCAGGCGGGGCTTACAGATGCCGCTGACTATGATATTGCCGTTTATCTGGAGAAGCAGTTTCCTGTTGACGTTGCCGGGGGTTCTGAGAAGTTCCCGGCTGTCAACGTTCAGCTTATCCAGTCTGATTATGCAAATGGCAGCTCCCAGGTCGATGCCAATAAAAGAACGGCGGTCTTTTATCTGGACTGCTATGGCTGTGGGAATGCCGGGAATGCGGATACCGATAATGCAGCTGTGATCAAGGCATGGAAGGTTGGCCGGCTTGTCAGGAATATAATTTCTGCCGGTCAGTACACCTATCTGGGTTTGCGCCCCAGTGTCAAAGGTTCCGGGGTCTGTTATAGGAAGATCCGGTCCTTGAGCACCGGGGTTCCATCCGGAATTATCAATGGTGCTTATCAGGTTGTAATCTGCCGAGTTGAGCTTGAGGTTTCATTCTATGAATTTTCGCCACAGGCTTCCGGTGTCAAGTATGAATTGTATGATTTTGTCTGCCGTGATCCGGATGGCAAGGTCTATTTTCACATTTAAGAAAGGAGTTTTTAAATGGGTGTTTCAAAGTCTGCAGTTAGCCGGGTGACCGGTGTAGACGTGCACTACAGGAATTTTAATGCCGGAAAAGCTCAGAGTCTGCCACAGCGTCTCGCTGTTATCGGTCTGGGAAACACAGGTGTTACTTATTCTCTGGACAAGTACGAGGCAGAGGGAAACGCAGCTGCAGTAGCTGAAAAGTATGGATACGGATCCCCGCTCCATCTGGCTGCTAAACAGCTTTTCCCTTCCTTCGGGGATGGTCCCTCTTTCCCTGTCACATTCTATCCTGTTGCTGAGGCAGCCGGAGCTGTGGCAGCTGAGGGATCTATCGGGGTTACTGGTACAGCTACAGCTGGTGGCCAGGGTACCGTTTATATAGCTGGCATTGCTGCCGGTTTCACTGTCGTAAAGGCAGAGACTGCAGCTGATGTTATGGACAAAATGATTGCAGCTATCAATGCTGTTCTTGATATGCCTGTCACAGCTGGAGCTGTTGACAATGGTGTAATTCCATTGACTGCCAAGTTCAAGGGAGCTGTTGGAAATCTGATCAGTATTCATGTTGACTGCAATGTTGCCGGTCTTACATTTGCCGTTACTGATATGGCAAGTGGAGCTACAGATCCGGATGTTGAGCCGGCTCTTAATAAGATTGGGACAGTATGGGAGACCATCATCCTCAGCTGTTTCGGTTATGATGATGCTACAAGACTTAATCTCTATCAGGCTTATGGAGAGAACAGATGGAGCACGCTGGTTAAGATGCCTTGTCTGGTTGCCCATGGCTGTACCGACAATTACGCTACCAGAACAGCCGTTACAGATCTCAGGAAGAGCGATTATATCAACTTCCTTATAACATCTGTAGGTTCCTGGGAGCTGCCGTTTGTTGTTGCTGCAAAGGGGCTTATCAGCGATATTATGACCGTTGCAAATGAACATCCGGCAAGAGGATATAAGGGCCAGCTGCTGGGCCTCCACTGCGGAGATGATTCTGTTCAGGAAGCATATTCTGTAAGAAACAATTCTGTTCTCAAGGGCGCTTCCACAAACATCAAGAACGGATCCGTGGCAGAGCTTAACGATATTATCACAATGTATCATCCGGTTTCTGAGGGTAATTTCCCATCCAGGCGGTACGTTGTAGATATGATCAAGCTTATGAATATTGTCTACAATGTTCGCCTGATCATGGAGTCTGACCGGATGCGTGGTGCTACTCTTATCGAGGACGGCACTATTACAACTGACAGCGAGACTATCCAGCCAAAGGATGTTCGCACATCTCTTATGAACCTTGCTGATACTCTGGCCCTGAGAGCTCTTATTCAGGAGCCTAAGTATACCAAGGCAAATATGACTGTAGAGATTGACAGCGAGAATCCAAAGCGGATTAACGTTGTTTATCCTGTCAAGTTGTCCGGTAATGTGGAGATCTCTTCATCTGAGATCTATTTCGGTTTCTATCTGGGAGGTAAAGCATGATTGCAAGTGGTCCTATTGAAAGTATCACCATAGATGGCCGCAGATTTGCCACAGATGGTGAGGATGATGTTGGAATCCAGCTGCCTGGTTTCACCAACGAGGTTAAGCCAAACGGCGATGGTACCAACAGGCTGGTTAAATCCAGGAGCACCGGTCTTATCGATGGTCTGAACATTCAGATTGACGATGACCGGGAAGATCTGGAGTTCCTGCAGGAACGGCAGAACAGCCTGGAGATGCTGGATGTTTCCTGTACTACAGTTTCCGGGGTTGTTTATTCCGGATCCATGCAGATTACAGAGGCCATCAAGGTATCTAAAAAAGAGGGCACGGCTTCTATTACGCTGCAGGGCGTTATTGAGAAGCAGGGCTGAGGTTGACAAAACGGAGCCGGCTTTAAAAGGCCGGCTTTTTATTCTGGAGAAAAAACATGGAAAACAAAGAAGAAAAGACATTTGAGGAACAGGAATTTGAGAATTGGTGTGATGCCAATGAGCTTGAGACCGATGTTTCAAAGATGAAGGAAGAGCTGGTGGGAGCTTTTGAGGATCTTAAGAAGCGTTTCACCAAGGCATTGAAGCAGCAGCGGCTTGTTGTCAAGGGCGAGGAATTGGAATATACAGTGTCCAAATTCTCTCCGGATGGCTTTGCCGGTGACAAGCTGACCATCAAGGCACCGAGAGGCAATGCCTTTATTGGTACCAGCGATGATTCTGCAAAGAAAACAATGGCCCTTATGTCTGCGATGACCGGAAAGGATATTGGATATTTCGGAAAACTTGACATCCGGGATTATCTCTTCCTGGCGGGGGTAGTCGGGGCTTTTTTATTATAATTCGGAGCCGGGTGGCCGAGAGGGGATCTGAAAAGGTTGTCCTGGGCTTTCCCGGTGTCTGTGTGCAGATCAGGCAGATCTATATGGACTATCATCTGCCTATTCTGCCACAGGATTTGACCTTGCAGATGATCAGGTTCTTTTATGAGCCTCTTATCCCAGGGCTCTGTGAGATCCAAAGGAATATGAAGAAACATGGCAACTAAATATGCAATAGAAACCGTTTATAAGATTATTGACCAGGTATCCGGGCCTTTGGCCGGTGTGGAAAAATCCAGTAAAAAGGTTGCGTCCGGTCTCAAGAGGGATTTTAATTCAGCTATTGCCACTGTCTCAAAGCTGGGAAAAACCGTTGACCGGGTTGTAAAGACTTCGCTTGTTGCCGGTGGAGCTGCCGTGGTTGCCGGGCTTGCTGTTGCCACTAAGCAGATGGTGGATTTCAATGCTTCCATGACCAAGGCCGGGGCTTTGTTCAAGGATCTGGACTCCTCTTCTGCCTCCTTTGGGGCAAGTCTTAAAGTTATCGGCCAGGCCGCAAGAGATGTTGCGGCCAAGACCGAGTTTTCGGCTGTGGATACTGCAGATGCGCTCCAGAAAATGGCTATGGCCGGTGTGGATTCTGCCACAGCTATGGAGCTTCTGGCTGGCACTGCTGACCTTGCCACAGCTGCCGGCGTGAGCCTGGGCGATGCCGTTGGTATGGCCATGGACTCTATGGGAGCCCTGGGAATGAAAGTGGGAGCTGAGAACCTGCAGAAAATCTCTGATGTTATGGCCAAGGCCGGAAGCCTGGCCAATACAGATTTGCCGGGTGTGTTCGATGCAATGAAAACAGCCGGCCCGATTTTTACGTCTGCAGGGCAGAGCGTGGAGACATTGGCCGCTGCTATCGATATGCTGGCTGCCGGTGGTATCAAAGGATCAGAGGCTGGCACACAGCTTAAAGCCATCTTTATGCAGCTGGGCCAGAGTGCAAAGCGGGCTCAGCTTAAGAGGCTGGGAATTGATGTTGTTGATAGCCAGGGCAATTTCTTGAGCCTGGTTGATATTGTCGGCCAGCTTGACAAGCGGCTTTCCAAGATGGGAGCTGCTAAGCGTTCCGGAATAATTAACAGCATATTCGGGGCAAGGGGAGCTGTGGCCATTAACAATATGCTCAACCAGGGTGTGGATGCGCTCAAAGGTTATGAGGAAGCTCTTAAGAATGCTAATGGGGCTGCCAATACTATGGCCGAGACCATGAGAGGATCCCTGGCCAATCGGATAGCAGTTGTTAAATCGGCTCTGACTGAGCTGGGGCTCAAGTTTGTGGAGAATCTGGGGGACAAGAGCGGGGACCTGCTCAAGAAGATTGCTGACAAGATCCTGGAGCTTTCAAATAATTGCGGGCCGTTGGTGGACAAGTTCAATCAGTTTGTGGATGTTGCCATCAAGGTTATCGGCTGGCTGTGGGATATGCGTGGCATTATTGCAGATTTGATCATAGTCTGGGGGCTTTTTAAGGCTGCTGTTATGATTACTAATTTTGTCAATGTGCTTATGCCTTTCCTTCATATTCTGGGGGCTTTGCTGTTTGCTGAGGGGAAATTGACGATTGCCCAGAACCTTTTGAATGCAGCGATGGCTGCTAACCCTGTGGGTCTTATTGTGGCTGCTGTTGTCGTTCTGATCGGTTTGACAATTCTCTTGGTTAAACATTGGGATGCAGTTAAAAAAGCATTCAAGGCTGTTGGATCTGCTTTCTTGAGTGCGATTTTATGGCCTCTTGAAAAGCTTTTCGGGCTGCTTTCACATATTCCTAAGATAGGTGGTTTCTTTGCAGAACAGGCTGCTAATCTGCAGGGTTTCCGGGATTCTCTGGGAGCTGAGGAGGAAACACCAGCTGCACCTGTCACCACAGGCGATAGGGTGACCTATAGCGAGGAAAAGACTACATCTGATGTTAATATATCAGTTGCCCCGGAAAAGGGCTCTATAGCTCATATTGTGGGTGCTGCACCGGATGTGGATATAAAGATGCTGCCGTCTGGAGCATTCTGATAACAAAAAATGATGTTCTGATAACAGAAAAGGGGCTTTTGAGCCCCTTTTATTTTGCTTTGGATACTTTTTCTATCTGCTTATTGAATATGCTCTGGCCGATTTCTGCCGGTTTCTCTGTGGCCGGCTCCAGCCATCTGTTTTCCGGGGTCTGGGTTGTCTTTCTGGATATGTTGAAAATCAGCTCTTTTGTCAACATGATGGAATTTCCCTGTTTAATAAATCCGGTTATTTTATAAATTTTATCGTTTAAGCGGATGTATTTTTTCTTTTTGAATGCTATGTAAGCGTCTGCTACAAAGAATGATTTATTAGTACCTTTCCATTTGTGCATTCCCCTAACAGTTCTATTCCTGATTTTTGAATAATACATATTTCTGGAGATTGGCCTGGTATTGCTGCCTCCTCTTGCGGCTGTTCCTGGAATCATAAGGTTGCTGCCTGTTTCTGTTTTCCTTTCCCCGCCTTCTTCCTGTCTTTCCATCCAGGGAGCTTTCTCTGTAGCACCTACAACGGATTGAACCTGCTGGAGCCTGTGGATATTCGGGCTGCATTTTGTGAATTGGATCTGTCTGACAGAAAATGTATTCCTCATAATTAATTGGCTTTTGGCATTGAAAACCGCAGCTTTTCTGGCCATTGCAGCCTGGATATTTACGGTGTTTATTGCTGCAGTTAAAACAATTTTCTGCATATCTTTTGTTAAAAGATACATTTTCTGGGGGTCGTCTATAACCATTCTGTAAGCACTGTTCATTTTAAGCTCCTGAAAAAATTATATTTTAGGTTTCCATAAACAGCTATTAATTAATAGTTTTATCTTTTATTTGGCATAAAATTTAATCATGGCATGGAACGATAGAATTATAGAGGCCAGGTATACTTCACCATCTGGCAGCTCATTTACTTTTGCTTATGAAGATCTGCGCAAGAAAACTTCATTGAAAACAGCTACATTCCTTTTTCCGGAAAAGGATGGAGCTTATCTGCAGTCCCTGGGACGTGCCGGCCGGAATTTTCCTATGGCTTGTATTTTCTATGGCCCGGATTGCATGGAAGAGGCCTCTGCCTTTGAGCGGGCTTTAGAGGAGCGTGGTGTCGGCGAGCTGCAGCACCCGATCTATGGAACCTTTAAGGTAGTGCCCACCGGGGAGCTGGATAGATCTGACAGCCTGGTATCCGGGGCCAACCAGACCACTATTGATGTGGTTTTTGCTGAGACAATTCTCCCGGATAATTCCCTGACATCCTCTATCCTTAAAGAAGATAAAATATCGGACTCCCTGGACCGGTTCTCTGATGCGGCCTCCGGTGAGTTTGACCGTCTGATAGCGATTGACAATGTTTCTGATGCCATAGATTTGCAGAGCACCTTGACCGGTCAGACAGCTCTTATCGAGGATAACCTTACAGATCTGGCCAAAAAGGATCCTAAGACTTATACAAATTTTCTGGCCATAGCTAAGGAGATGCCTGATACAATCAATAATGTTGGCAAGAACAAGCTGGCTGTGGCCAAAAAATCATACAATATGATAATGATGCCATCAAAAATTGTGACTGACACATCATCAAAAATCAAGAGTTATGCCCGGATGGTCACATCTTTTGCCAATGTCTACACAAAGGATCCATTGGGCCTTAACAACATTAAAAATCAGTATGCTTCCACAAAATTCTGCCTTTATACAGCTTTGTCGGCCGTTTCGTCCGGTCTGGCCATATCTTCATTGAAAACTGGATCCAAAGCGGCCGGAGCTGCTTTCTCCTCCAGGCAACAGGCTGTTGCTGCAGCTGCTAAGGTGCGGACTATGTTTGATCAGGTCCAGGATTTTGTTGATATTAAAAATTCAAAGGATCTTTTTGTCGATGCCGGCGGTGGTTATGAAGCCATGCTGGAGGTGGTCAAGGAGAGCCTGGACATAATAATCAATTCGTCTTTCCAGCTGCCGGTCCGCAGGATTATATCCCTGGATCAGGACAGGCAGATTATGGAGCTGATGACTGAGCTTTATGGCAATCTGGATCATATTGATGAATTTATCATTGAAAATAAGCTTACAGCTGATGAAATAGAGATCCTGCCGAGGGGCAAGAAGGTGGTTTATTATGCAGAAATCGCATAAAGTGGTTGCCGGCGAGACCTTATCCGGGATTGCTGTCAATTATTTCGGCCTGGCCTCAAAGTGGACGGCAATTTCTAATGCCAATCCTCAGCTGGCAACCCGGCCAAAAGCCTCTGATGGATCTCCCATAATTTATCCAGGGGACAATTTGATAATTCCGGCCGATATGTCTTTGCCGGATTCTATAAACGGATTTGTTCCTGAAATCCTGGATTATTCTAAAAAAGCTGATGTTTCTTTATATGTCGATGGCCGGGTTTTCACTGGCTTTTCTGCTTTCCGGCTTAAATTGTCTGCTACTCAGTTGGACACCTTTTCTTTTACAGCTCCTTTTGATGAAGGGGTCAAGGCTTTCAAGGCTGCTTTTACACCGTTCAATTATAAGCTTTGTTCTGTTTATTATGATAAAAAGATTGTTTTCTGTGGCCGGCTGTTGCTGCCGGTTCCATCTGTTTCCCCGGATTCCAAGGTCCTTAATCTCCAGGGATACCCGCTCTGTGGTGTCCTGGGTGACTGCTGCCTTCCTGCTACAAAATATCCTCCGGAATATTCCGGGATGAAGCTCCTGGAGATTGCCCAGGATATGGCCGAGCCTTTTGGTGTTGAAGTGGAGTTGGATGGAGATCAGGGTGAGGCTTTCGAGCTGGTGGAATATGATCCGGAAAAAAAGATCCTGGAATTTTTATCTGAGCTGGCAAAGCAGCGGGGGCTTGTTTTCACAAATACACCGGAGGGCAAGCTGCTTTTTATTGCTCCACAGATAAAAAAATGTGAGGCAATCTTTCAGGAAGGGGAGCTGCCTTTTGTTAAATGTGTTCCAAACTTTAACAGCCAGGATTTTTATTCACATATCACCGGATTTACAAAAACAGAGTTCGAGGAGGACTCAAGTTCGTTCACTTTTGAAAATCAATATTTAATAAGTCGTGGTATTTTGCGGCCATATTCTTTTGTTGTTCAGGATGCAGACAGCGTTAATCTGGAGGATGCTGTCAAGGCAAAGGCGGCCAGGATGTACGGATCCAGCATATCCTACACTTTGACAGTTATGGGCCATCGGGATAAAAATGGAAATCTTTATCATAAGAATATGTGCATTTCCGTTTATTCCCCGGATGCAATGATAAACAGGCCTATAAAGCTGATTGCCGATGAAGTGGAGCTGACAAGGGATGATCAGAACGGCCAGCAGACTGTATTCAAGCTGGTTCTGCCTGGTGCGAGATCCGGCCAGCTTCCAGAGGAGTTTCCATGGGAAGGATAGGACGGCTGCTTAAGACGGCCATAGAGAAATTCATAATAACTACAGTGGAGACCCGCCTGGGACTTAACCAGGAAGCGGCTCTTTTCTCCTCTTCCGGGGATGATTCCCCGCCTTTGAAGGATGACCGGATAATCCTGGTCAAAGTGGACGGTACCGGGCGTTATTCGGCCGTGGGTGTTCTTTGCGTCTCCCAGGGCGCAAAGCCTGGAGAAAAGATTTTATACAGCCGGGACGATGATGGGGGAGTCCAGGCCGTCCTTAAGATGCTGGGCGATGGCAAGATAAATTTGAACGAGGCCACCGATGATAAAAAAGCGGCCAGAAACGGAGACAAGGTGCGTGTTGCTATTCCGGTGGGGGCTGTTCTTATCAGTGCGGATCAGGGAGTTTCTAATCCTACAGAGATTATCTGTGAGGGAACGATTGTAGAGGGCAGCGGGTCTGTCTTTATAGGAGATTGACGTGGGAAAATATGATGATTTTGAGGGAGATCTGCTTTTAAGACCGGCAACCGAGGGCGTTGATCTGGAGATACAGAATGATCTCTTTGTCTGTGACCGGGGCTTTGGAACAGCGGTCTTTTTATCTCTTTTCGGAGGGAATAAGAACGATGCCGGCAAGGTTGAGGATTATTCCGGATGGTGGGGCAATTACGTTGACGATACATCGCCAGAGGAGAAGCTTGTCTCTAAATTCCAGAATGTTCTTACATCGATGCCGATGACATCTCAGAATATAAAAATTGCGGAGGAGGCTGCAGCTCAGGATCTGCAGTGGTTCAAGGATGAGGATATTTGCGATGAAATAATCATATCCGGCCGGGCAACTGGAATTAAATCTTTTAAATTAATAGTTTCTTTGAACAAATCTGGTACATCATTATTCCAGACGGAATATCCATTGCAGTGGGAGGCTGGTCTTAATGGCATTTGAAAATAAAACTGTAGCTGATATATATTCGCTGATTGTGCAGGGTCTGGAGACAGAATTTAACACTACTTTCCGGCTGCTGCCAAAAGCTTTTGTTAGAGTTCTGGCAAAGGTTCTGGCCGGTGTCTATGTTTCCATGTATAAGGTTGTCGGCTGGTCTTTCCTGCAGCAGTTTGTAGATTATGCAGTATTTGAGCCGGTGACAGTGCTGGGCGTTACTGTAAGGCCTTTGGTTGAGTGGGGAAATCTGGTAGGTGTTGGAGATCCTGGCGATGCCACAGCGTGGGAGGGGACAATTTCTGTCGGTGTTGTTGCTGCCGGGGATTATCTCCAGGCCGGTACTCAGCTCAAGAGTGCTCTGACCGGCAAGATCTACCTGACCAAGGCCTCAGTGCTGCTTACCGGCGTTTCTGTTTCTGTGGATGTTATCTGCACCGAGGGAGGAACAGCCGGAAACCTGGCTGTAGGTGACACCTTGAGCTTTGTTAATAATCTGGGAGCTGTGGAGCGGGATGCCTCTGTTGTTTCCGGGGTCAATGGTGTGGATGCGGAGACCGAGGATACTTATAGGAACCGGGTCAAGGCCAGATTCAAGGTACAGCCACAGGGCGGGGCTCTGGCCGATTACAGACGATGGGCCAGCGAGGTTCCTGGAGTCTATCAGACTTATCCTTATTCCGATGATCAGTCGAGCACCGGTGTTATTATTTATGTTGCCGGTGATCCGGCCGTATATCCTAACAGACTGGTTCCATCCTCTGTTTTAAAAGCAGTCGGCGAGGCCTGTACCTATGATCCTGAGACAGGAGAGCAAAATAGGAAGCCTGTGGGCGCAGTTTTGGACCCTGACCATGATGAAACCTATTCCAATGTAAAAACTGTCTCTGTGACAAAATTTAACGTGGAGATAACCGGTTTAAGTGGAATTGCTGCAGCTGATTTTGCTGGCCAGGCAAAAAGTGATATTGCGCTTTATTTTGATGGTCGTGAGCCGTGGATCCGTGGCCTGGCTGTGGATAACAATAAAGTGGACACAATCAGCAAAAACAACATCATCGGAATTGTTAATGAGCTGGCCATTGCAGTTAAAGCCTCATTCTCTGATATTACGATTACAAAGGGCGGGGTTACTGTCACCACTTATACACTGGATTGGGGAGAGCTTTCAGCTCTTGATCATTTCTATATTGATGGAGTTGAATTTTGAGATTTTTCCTGATGCTTAAGCTGCTTTTTCCCAAAAGCAGGATTTTAAATTTCATAAATGATACTCTGCTGAGAAAAATGGCCAAAGGCCTTTCATCTCTCCCGGAGGATGTAAGGCATGAGTCCGATCTGGTCTACATGAATTTATATCCATCCACCACTATGGACATCGATGCCTGGGAGAAGCAGTTTGGTATTGTATCCGAGGGCCAGAGCGATGCAGATCGGCGCAAGATTTTGGCAGCTTTGTGGAGATCCACAACCGGTGGCCAGTCGGCCAGCTATCTGCAGAATATCTTGTCTGCGATAGATCCTGACATCAAGGTTGTAGAGAATGTGCCTGTTACAAATCCAAGAGACAGCTTTATGCGTATCTTCGCAGTGTGTAACAATAAGGCCATGTGTTGCGGGAATGAGAAGGGCTGCTGCAGCTACCGGCGGGGTGATGACTTTTTTGTTCCAAGAATTTTGAGGAACGACACCGAGGAGCTGTATTCTATTCCTAATGATCCTCTCTGGTGGGAGCCGTGTTTCTTTGTCTGCCGGGAAGTGGAATATAATAATAATAATAATATCATGCTTGTTAGAAAGCTGGAGATAGATGCCAAGTGGCAGAATTACCTGGAATATCTGATTTTGAAATTTAAGCCGGTCCAGACCAAGGCTGTTATGTTTGTTGAATATATTTAAGGGGGAAATATGTTTAAGCTTGATAATACCTATTCTGATTATGTAGACACATCGGATCCAAAATATCCTGGTGGAAAAGCTGTGGATGCGTCCGCAGCTGATATGTTTGATGGTACACCATTTAAAGCTAAGATGGTGGATCAGATTTTCGGTTTTTTCCAGGCTGTTATTAAGGAGGCCTGGACTTCTTTGGGATTTGACAGCCATATTTCCGGCAATGCTGATGATGTGGATGATTCTGATGTTTTGAATGCAATTCTGGAGATTATCCGGCAAAAGGAAGCTATTCATGCTGCTCTTGTTGGTAGTGATGGTGTTCATGGTGCTGTTGCAACAGCTGTGGCTGGTGCTATCATAACCAGGGATGCAGATGGCCGGGCTCAGATTGCTAATCCGGATAAACTGGCCGAGATTGCTACAAGGGAATATGTGGAGAAGCAGCTGGAAAGGATGACATTCCTGGCCGTTGTTGCTGCTACAGATAGCAATATCACATTATCCGGGGAGCAGACCATTGACGGCATAGCGGTTACGGCCAGCCAGCTGGTTCTGGTTAAAAATCAGACAGATCCTACAGAAAATGGTGTCTATGTTTGTCAGACTGGTGCCTGGGATAGATCTACAGATTTCGATTCTGACGCTGAAATCCGGAATAAGCTTGTCTGTGTCCAGAGTGGTACCTTGAATGAAAATAGGATCTTCCAGGTGTTTTCTGATGAAATCACCGTGGGAACATCCAATATTAATTTCACTGAGCTTCCTTTATCTCTTTCCGGAGGATGCAAGAAGGTTGTCCGGAAAAAGCTGGGTGCTTGCCCGGATAACCGGCCACCGATCGGTGTACCTACAATGTGGTTTGGAGATCTTCCTACAGATTGGGCAATCGATTTTGGAAACGGAGCCAACTATAAATATCTCTGGGCCAATTACCCGGAGCTGGATAATTCTGAATTTAGAAATATCCTGGATAAATTTGTCGCAGCTGGCCACATGAACAACTATGATGCAGCTGGTTTTTATGTTCCTGATTTGCAGGGTCTGGTACCTATCGGATATGGTACAAATGCAGTGCGAACAGGTGAGACTACATCCGGTGGAAACCTGGCAGAGTATCAGGGGTCCGCAAATAAGAGCCATTTACATACAATAACACATACACATGATAGAGGCACTTTAAGAATTTATAGTGCGAGTGGTATTAGAGTGGCCTTTGATAGTAAAACTGCAGCAACAGCTGGGCCATATTTTTCTGTTATAGACGGATATTATGGTGGTCTGCCTGGAGGTGAAAGTCATGGATGGGGTATTCTAAAGTTTGATACAAATAAATCTGGAACCACCTGGGCAGGCGCAACTGGGGCCGCTTCAAATGCAAATTGCGGTTCACAGGGAACAGTTTCAAAGCCACCTACTATAGCTTGTATGTGGATCTTGCGATTTATATAAACCGGAGAATCCACATTATGGCTACTGTAGGCGGTTTTGAGCCATATCCGGAAGATCCATCATAGTTGTTTGAACCTGCTGGAGTCATTGAAAAATTCATTTGAAAATAACCATTTGGAGCAGAAGAAGCAGTAGTATATTCTCCTGTTTTACAAACATTACCAGTATAAGGACTAAACACACCGCTCCCGCCTTCAAAAGCAGTTCTGTTTCCTGAACCATTAATTGCACCAGTTGTATTTGTACCAGTAAAGGTGTGCTTATGATACTTATTCCGGGAACCCTGATACTCTGTCAGCTTTAACAGTACCTACAGATCCACATAAAAGCCACTGTAGGAGGCTTTGAGACAGAACCGTTAGCTGCAATAGTTACTGTACCTGATGGTGTAGCAGAAAAACCTATTTTTTTAACTCTTGAGGCACTTTGGGTTCCAGTTTGAATAAAGTATGTCATGTTTTCATATTCAAGATAAAGAGCTCCTGTTGTGGCAGGGGTTGCATTTGTCCATGGTTCGCTGTTATTTTTTGTCAAACTGCCTGTAATTTGATTTCCTGCAAAAGTTGATCCAGGATGTCCATGGCTCTTATTTTTAGACGCCTGATACTCTGAGAGATTTTTGCACAAAAAAAGGAGCTGCAGACCTCGGACATCCACAGCTCCAAAACCCTTTTCCCAGAAGCCTGGTGAAAACGCACTTATTTTTTAGGCAGCTCCTGCCGGATCTTATCCATAGCTGCTTTCCACTCTTCCAGGCTGCATTCGCCCCGGAGATACATCAGGCCCATTTTGTCGGTTTCTGCCTGGTACCGATATTCACGCTGTCGGTCGATCTCCTCGTTATATTCCTGGAGAGAGATGTCACCATCGTTCAATTTATCATCCAGAGTCTTTAAAACGACCTGGCCATCCTCTATTTTACATCCTTCCGGAAGATCCTCCACGCCGGCCTCAATTTTCTCCACCTGGGACATTTCCCGGAGCTCGCCTTCATCATCATAGGTAAAACCTTTTTCAGGGGCCTGCAGCCAATCTTCCCGCTCTTTATCCCATGTCAAAGAGATATGGTCTTTTCTCTCAGGAGGCTCTTTTTTGATTTCAGGAACCTCTCCCAGCTCCTCGATAACACCATCTGTGGATCCATCCTCTTTGTATCTGGTCTTTCCCCTGAAATCAGGAACAACTTCCCAATTTGGTTTTTTCCAGATAGCTGCCTCATTTTCTTTAAGCTCAGGAGGAGCTGTAAAGGTGACATTTCTTCCACATGGATAATTGCCAGTCCTGGCCTCCACATAAACCTTAATTGCATACAAAAATTCACCGGTTTTTAATGAAAAAAGATAACCAGTTTTATATGGTTTTGTAATTTCTCCCATAGGGCCCTCCACTATTTATAACTATTTATAATTTATTTATAAAATGGGTTAAAAACTATTAATCAAAATCATTATTTCTTGCCAGAGTATCAAGGGTCCAGAAATAAAGCCCATAAACATAATAGAGGCGATATGGATATTACCGGAACAGCTGTTGGTGTTAGATTTGGAGCATTCACGCAAAGTGCAAGTGGAGCAGCTGGAGCTTTTTCTTATGAATTGATTAATACAAGTGCTGGATCTTGCACTGGTGGTGGAACTGATACAAGAAATTATGGCTGGACTTTTAAAGCTTCTAATAAATGGACCGGAAATACATCAGAAAATGGTGGAGATACAAGCAAGCCGGCAACTGTTGCTATCATGTGGATCCTGCGTTTTATATAAATCGCAAGATCCACATACAGGCGATTGTGGCCGGTTTAGAGGCCTGGCCGCTGGATCCGTCATAACCGGAATTTCCGGTAAAACCAGCTCCAGAATTATAATCTGTATCTAATGAAATATCTCCCTTTGCTTCTGTATATGAAGTTAATTGAGAAGCATAAGCTGATGAAGCTAATACTGCCGATCTTGCTCTTAATGATCCTACTGAACTTGTAATTATTACATTACTTCTTGTTTCAACATAACCTGAAATTCTATAGTCACCTTTTCCATGTCTATGGTACTTATTTTGAGAACCCTGATACTCTGATAGATTTTACCCTTAAATAAAGCGCAAAATCCACATGATAGCTACCGTTGGTGGTTTAGCAGTAGCTCCCTCGGATTCAACTGCTTTATTCATATTTAAAAATACTCGATATGCAGATACTGTATTACCAGATGTTTCGCCAACATAAGTTGCTCCAGACACCTGGCTTCTACCAAATATACCGCTAACTCCATAATTAGTTGGTATTCTCAAAATTACAGCACCATCATTAAAGTCAAGTTTTAAATTATGTTTATGATTCTTATTTTGAGACCCTTGATACTCTGCCAGGTGATTAGTCAAATAAAGACAGTGTTTTATAATTCATCCAGAGGGCTTCTTTTCGAGGAACACCACCTTCCCCTTGGGCTTTAAAAACCGTTTTATACCACCTGGGGGGGGTAAGTAGTTATTATATAATTGGTTATCATATCCAGATATAAGCACTTTTCCAGGATGCTCGTTGATTGTTTTTAATAATTCAATATGATCTGTTTCTGACATTTCATGTTTATATAAATAACCTTTTCGGGTTCCGGGGAGGTATGGAGGATCTAAATAAATAAAAACATCTTTTGTATTATAACGTTTGATTAATTCTAATGCGGGAAGTCTTTCTATTTGTGCATTTTTTAAGCGTGCAGCTGCTGACATTAATACTGCTGGAAGATTATTCCAAATTTTTGTAATATGTGGAGATGTTGACTGTTGGCTCGACCTAAAACCATTCATGTATCTGTTGGATGCACCAAAACCCATCCAACACCTCACAGCAAATTTTCGGGCTTTTTCTATGAGGGAATAATCTGCTGTGAAATAATCATAACTTGATTCATATTCTTTTCGGCTGAAAGGTGTTAAATCTATGGCTCTGATTAGGTCTTGAGGATTGTCTCTAAGCATTGTAAAAAAGCATACAACATTATCGTCAAGGTCGTTTATTGTTTCTATTCGGCATGGTGTTTTTGCAAAAAAAACTGCTCCTGAACCAAAAAATGGTTCTAAATAGACATCGTGATTTGGTATAAAGCTATTAATTATTTGAGCGGATCTGTTTTTTGCTCCTGGATATTTTAGTACAACCATTATTTCCATTTGCCCTTTTGAAAAATATAATTGCGGCCGTGATCAGTGTTGTACATAAGGAAAATTTGGTTGGTGTCTATAATAAAAATAGGAATGTAATAGGCGTGTGGGAATAATTCACCTTCATCGATACCGAGTTTAAAAAAAGTCCAAAATTTATTTTTGCCAACTATTTCTAAAGGTTCTTTCCACCAACCTTTTAAATCAGTTTTGCGGCAAACAGAATGATCAAGACTTTTTTCAAATTCTATAGCTTTTTCGTATGGTATTTTATAATAAATTCCTTCTGTGGGGTCGCAATGTATGTATGGTGTTAAATTAAATGCCATCTTTTATATCTCCTAAGAAAAAAGCATAAGTTTTTCGGGAGGATTTTAGATCTGTTTTGTGGCCTGTTAAATATAAAATTTTTTTTATATTTGCAGTCATGTATGTTTTTGTATATCCCAATCGCAAAATACAAGGTATGGTTATTTTATCCTTTTCCGTTAATATAAAAGGATTCATTTCAATTAATTTTTGCATGAATGTTTCTGGTGTACAAAACTCTTTAATATATTGAAGAAGTCTTGGATGATGTATAAATTTTAATTTATAAAGCTCGTTATAGATTCGTATTGTCCAATATGGTTTGGCAACTCTATATTCAACAGTTTTGCCTCCATCTCGGATCATTTCATACCATTTTCTTTTTAAGTTAAATACAAGCATGAATCCTCCCAAAAATAAACCTTATTAAAGCTATAAAACAACAAATGCCGATTCCTAAAAAGGAAATAGCAATCAGTTTTTCAGATGTTTTCTCTATTTTAATAAGCAGCTTACAGGTCTGCAGCCGGATGTCTACTTTATCCAGGATTATTGCCGATATAAAAAAGCTAATAAATGAGAAAACAAAAATAATACATAGTATGGTAAAAATGATCATCTTGTTTTTTATCCTTGAATTTCAATATATTTCCATTTATACACTGTGTACTTTAATTCCCTTCCAGATTCAAACATCCAATTATCCCAATGCGTTCCATGTTTATTTTGCATTGTATTAACATAATGACCTATGCGATACTTGCCATCTATACATTTACATAATACATCATCGGAGCAACTTTTTTGGTTTGTTAATGGAGGGAAATCTCCTTCACTTGGATAGTGCCAGGTATCCCATGTCATGGGTGGTTGTTCATCAAGCTTTTCTATAAACCTCCCCATTGCTGCCATTGCCTTGGGGACGGATCTATTCATCCATTCGCTTAAAGGAATTTTATTTCTTATTACATTTGCAAATTCGTCTGCATCAATCAATTTCATTTTGTGCTCTCCAGTGTTTCGATAACTTTTTTGACAAAAAAATCTGCCATTTCCTCGCTTTGAAAATATGCAAGATAGTATGTTGTTTTCCCTTTTCGGACAACTAAGGCAGGAGAATGTTTTTCTATAAGCTGATAACCAAATTCTATATCTTTTTCTTTATTAGCTATTCCGTATATCATCTTTCTCTCTCCTTATGAAAAGTCAAATTCCAGCTGGCCATGAAATAAAACCGGAAAATCATCAATCAGCTTTTTAGTTTCCCTGGATGATTCCAGGATCTGCCGGATTTCCTGTCTTGCAGCTGCTAAGGCCTCTGCCCGGTTCTTATATAAAATCTTCGGATCAGGATAGCGGGCTTTGATTATTGCCTGAACGTGGAGCTGCCAGGAATAATACCACCTGTTATCCATGGATTGACTGAGAATTACTCTGATAAAGTCCTTGCCCAGGGTTTCCTCAATAATTTCCGGCTCTTGAAGCTTTATGTTGGCAAAATGGACAAAACAAACTGGTCTTTTAATCAAATGGATTCTCCTCTTTATCGTCCTCGAAGGAGCTGGAGTTTAGATCTCCGGTGTTAAGCGGCTTTTCTCCTTTCTGGCCGGTGTCTGGTTTAAGCTTGAGATATAAGAAAATCTGCTCTGGATAACCGTTGATTTTCTTCTGCTTTGTTCTGATTTCCGGATAATCGTGTTTCATTATCCTGGTGAATTTGCTCTGGCTCCAGGCTTCTTTATCGGTCGGCTTGCCGTTCACCACTTCAAAGCTGAAATAAGATAAGTAGCGATAATAAACATCTTTGATTGGTTCCCAGCAATCCTCGCTTTTCTCAAAATCGATATTGTTTTCTACAAAGAAGTCCAGGTCAGTTTCCTGCTGCTGGATGTAGTCCTCTTTGTATGCTGCACATTCCGGGGATAATGGCAGCTTGCCTTTGTGGATGTACTTGAATTTGATGTAATACTCAGCAAGCAGCTTGACGATTGCCGGATATTCGTCCTCTAAGTCCTTGATGATGTCTGACTGCTCTTTGGTCTCCTTGTCACCATGCTTATGCTCTACCAGGAATGGGATGATTACCATTCTGTCTATGGTTGCCTGGTCCTTGTTATCGAACCGGGGGATGTGGTTTGATGCCATGATTATCTGAGCTGTAGGGATAAAGTCTATAGGGGAGACATACATATCTCTGGCTGTCAGAGTATCGCCTCCGGTCATTTCCTTCCAGATTGCACTGTTAAGATGGCCGTTTCTTTCGGTCTCCTGGGCCACAGCTGCGCCTTTTCCTATCAATCTGGCAATGTAAGGATCCGGGCCGTTGGCTCCATAATTCCGGCCTTTTGATACAAGCTTTTCTGATGGTAGCCTGACAATCATATTCTGATAGATCTTCATAAGCAGCTCTATGGTTGTGGTCTTTCCGGTGTGCGGCCGTCCTATGAATATTCCACCATACTTGTACTGTGTGCACCTGGAGGCAATTAAAGAGAGATAGAACAGGAATGTTTCCAGGGTTTCTGCGTTTTTAAAGTTTCCGGCCATGAATGCCAGAAATTTCTTTGGCTCTTTGGCATTCATTATTTCATCAACACTGTAGGGCAGGGCTTCTCTTCTGTACTCTTCCGGCTTTGAGTTGCGATAGATGATTTTCCGGCCGGAAAAGTCCATTACACCATCCTGCAGGGTTAAGGTCTCTTTTATTGCCGGGGAGTCAAAAAGAATCTGCTTTTGAAATATTCCGGATGCAACGGATAGATCCTTGATAATGTCGTTGCGGAATTTGCGCTCTTCCAGCTTTGTCAGCGTCTTTTTTAGGATCTCTTTTGTGGTGGTGTCGGTTTCTGGGCATTCCTTGATTTTATAAGCTGTTACGGCCAGGAGAATGTTATAAGCCATTCCCCAGGGGTCTGGCTCTCTGATCCAGATATGGCCATTATAAAAGTAGAATGGATTGTTTTTCTCGTTCTCGATGCAGATTAGTTTATGCTGCAGTAGATTGGCAATAATCATTGCACCGGTTTTGACACCTTTTTTAATTACAAAGTTGTCCAGGCTTTGGCTTCTCAGCTTCTCAAAATCTATGTCAACGATTGGCTGGCTGCCTGATGCCAGTTTCTCCAGGTCTTTCTTGCTTAAAAAAGCTTTCTCAAGCTTTGATGTGTAATAATAGGAAAGGTGATATTTTTTTGCTATTGATAAAAGGAATTGGGCCGGCTGTCTGACTCTCTGTTTGAGCTGGTATTCTGTGGCTCCCCATTCCTGCAGTATTTCAAATGTTTCGCTTGTGCATTCCGGTACAGCTGCCCGGCAAGCTCCTATGAATTTCTCGATTTCTGAGGCTTCCAGGGTCGAATATGGCAGCCTTTTTAGAAGGGCATGAAGTTCTTTGTTTGTGATATAGTTTCCGGATTGTTCTTTCATTTCCGGGATTGTCTCTTTGCCAAATGTTTTTGCGCTTCTTATTGCCTCCTGGACAAGATGCAGAGCTCCATGCAAAATTGCTTCATCTGGATCCTTGTAGGGGCCTTCCAGCTTTGCAATTCTGAGGGTGCCTTTGTATCCGGCTTTTTCAAATATTTCCGGCAAGGATGTTTTTCTTTTGTCGTTATCATCAAAGGGAATAACCCCGGATGCTTTCCGGCCGGATTCATCATTATCAAAGAGCAGGATTATTTCTTTTGCATTTAGGAGCTGAGCCTGGATTTTCGGTCCGGTCAATCCGTTTGTTCCACCAGCTGAGAAAACATTCTCTATTCCAGCTGCCTTACAAACTATTGCGTCAATTTCACCTTCAACCAGGACAATGCGCCTGTTCAGATCCGGCGTTCCTGGCATTGGGAATGTGCTGCAGCATTTTGTCCCACGTTTCTCGCAGCTCTTATTCTGGTAGAAATGGAGCTTAAGGCCGTGGCCCAGCCTTACGATTACACCGGAATGCTCCCAGGAACATTTTCCGGTGTTTGGATTGGTCAATGGTATTCCGGCAGCTCTGAGGATCTTTGAGTCTATCTCTTTCCGGATAATGTCCATGCCTGGCCAGTAGAGTAGATCCTGACTGAGCTTTTTATAATCCAGGGGATAAGCTTTTATCTTGCCATTTGTAGAGATATTGGCTCGTTCATCCCAGAATGCTTTGAAGGCTTTTTCTGCAGATTTATTTTTTTTCAATAGCTTTTCAATTTCATCCAGGGCTTTAGGATCTGCCACAAAATTTGCCTCTTTTTCCTTTTCTTCCTTCTTGGCTTTTGCCGGTGTGGCCAGCTCCGGATTGCCAAAAACTTTCTCAAGAAGCTTAAACTGTTCTTTTTTATCTGTTATTCCTTCCAAAATTTCTACGGCATCGTAAATATCACCATGGATGCCGCATTTTCCGGAATAACAAGTAAAATGATCTTTCCAGAGCTCGCAAGATGGATTCTTATCATCGTGATCAGGAGCAAAGCAGCGGATAAGCCCGGTGTGTGCGTCAATGCCTTTAAGGGACAAGTATTCTATTAATCTATCTTTGTATTGGTCAAAATTCATTTTTATCCTGGCTTAAATAAGCAGCATGACTCCCAAAATTATTGTTTCTATGATGACAATAATTCCTAAAATATCACGGATCCTTGCCAGTCTAAAAATCTCTCGTCTGAGCGTTGCGTCTGCTGCGGAGTTGATCCTGCGCTGGAATGCTGCTCTTGCTTTGATGTATTTTCTGATGCTTCTTTGTCCTTCCATGATGTTTCCTTTGTAATGGGCCCTGTGGATACAACAGAGCCCGAAAAGATTTTTTTAACCAGATGGACACCTTTTGTTATTCCTCCAGCTTTTTCCAGGAGTTTGACTTCATCCAGAGAATAAACAGTCTTATCCTGGCAATAGACTTTGCCGGTCTTATCGCTTATGGCTATTTTCTGGCCAAGCTCTTCGGAATAAATGTATGTAAATCCATCTTTATTTTCTGCCATCAATTTACCTTAAAACTGTGGGATTTCTTCCTGCTCTGGTGGTTCCTTTTCCGGCAGAGCCTTGTCAGCTGGTGTCCTCATAAGTTCGAGCTCTTTGACAATTACATCAACCTTGCTGTATGTTTTGCCATCGGAGCTTGTCCACTTGTC